ATAGCGCTTGTTCCTCCGTTTACCCCATGTGTACCAGAATTGAAATCATAGAAATAAGTAGATGTGTCAGCTACATCACCAAACGCAGTTCGTCCATTTGCACTGATGGTTAAAAATTCTTGGGCAGGTGATGTGCCACTGGCGCCAGTTGCGATACCAAAGTCTCCGGCAGCATCTATCCTTGACCTTGTCTTATGCACATCCAATAAAGTTCCGGTACCCTGATGAACTAATCTTACATCAAAATCATCAGTTGTAGGTGATTTCAGGTCGATGTAAGATGTAGCCGATGCACCAATTTCTATAGCTGAATTACCACTTGTGTTCTCAAGAGTAAGGCTGTTGGCACTTAAGTTTGACCCACCTGCTGGTCCTTGACGACCCTGTACACCTTGTGAGCCAGTTGAACCTTGGGTGCCTGTTCCGGTTGTACCTTGGCGACCTTGAATACCCTGGCGACCCTGCACACCTTGAGCACCTGACCCACCTGTTGTTCCTTGGCGACCTTGAATGCCCTGGCGACCCTGCGCTCCGGTTGCACCCTGAGGTCCACTTAGGTTGTAACTACCAGCGGTTAAGTCATTAACATCACCGATGGTGGTGTTTAATTTACTTCTTAAATTCTCAAAATTACTGTCAACATCGTTGTGCGACAATGGATTGCCTCCAGAGTTTGCGCGAAGTTTAACATTACTACTTGTGGGGGTAATTACCCCATCGTTTCCTAGATCGGTTATATTTGGCATAGTGTTACAATAATTTTCGTGTTACAATAATTTAGAATGCGTTTTTGTATTCGTCAAGCATCCTGTTGGAAATTTATGAATTGAGTCCTGCATTTAAATCATCAAGATCGCCCAAGTTTTCTCCGTCTATCTCGATTTTATTTCCGGAACTAATTACAATGTCCGCAAAAGTTTGAGTGGCGGTAAATGTATTAGCTGTGCCTAAGAAAACAGAATTGTTATTACTAATCTGTATGGCGACAGCCTGACCAAGTTGATAGAATACTGAAGTTTCCGACATATCAAAGAAGGGCTGGAATTAATTTAGAGTTCTTGTCCATGCTTGCAATCTTTGCGTTAGCATTTAAGCCTGCTTCCACCTGTGGCTGAATGCTTGTTACTAATGCACCAGAGTCCATGGATATTGGCTTGTCACCATCTTCTGCGTACAGAATAGAGGTTCCGTCGTCTCGGTACATTCTACCATCAGATACTATGACTGCGTTACTGCCTATGTTTTGTATCTTGATATCTGAATTAGCGGTAACTACTTCGTAGTTTGCATTGTCAATAGCACGCATACCACCAAACCATAAATGCACTCCATCTTCTGTTGTAGTGGAATACACAAAGAATGCGTAAATTTCTTTCGCGCTTGCTGTGCCATCCGCATCCGATACATCTACACCCATTGGGCTGCTGTAGTCTGCAGTTAATGTAGATACCGTGCTTCCGTTTATACCATTAGAGTTGTATACTTCATCTGCTACTTGGTCTACTGAGAATGTAATACCAGTGCTTGTCGCAACGCCTGTTATCTCAACGGGTAGCATTGCTTCTGCCCCTACTACACAAGTGCATCGCAGTCGGATAACATCTCCTTCTGAAATTTCTGTTTGGTCGTATGTACCAGTTGCATCTACATAAGTGCCTGCTGTGCCAGATAATTTCTGTGTAATTACAAGTGAATCCTTAGTTAAATTGTAAAGCTGTAGTCTTGTGGTCGCTTCCACATTTTTTACTTCCCAGGGAAGAACCGTGGTTGCCCCAAATGTACCAATGACTTCTGCACCATTAGACAAGGTGGTAGAGCCTGATGTACTTATATTACCCACAAATGTGGTGGCTTTGATTGTTAAAGTATTACCACTTATCGCAAATGCCGAACCTGCGCTTGCGTCCACCACCACATCATAAGTGCCTGCATCAATTGTGTTACCATCCCTTGACACTAATGGTGACAGTTCTCCTGCATAGTTATCGACTAAATATGATTTTGCTATGTCGTAAAATTTTTGTGGAGTATCTATTAAAGTATACGCATCTACAGTTGCCTTCGATGCTTCAGACACTACCAGATCTGGTGTCATTTTAACTGTGCTTTGCAAAGCATCGAGTCCAACTAAATCCTCTGCAAATCCAGTGATAGTTTGGTTGTATGCAATAATAGAGAATGGAATTTCTGAATTTGAATTTGTGCGAGAATCAGTGGTGATGGTCTTATTAATGTAATTGATTACCTCGACCAAAACATCTTCATCTAGATTGCTAGTCTGGTTGACTCCATTGTAAATCTTATCAGATCTATCATCTTGATTTTTTGGCCCCAATGCTCTGTTGCCACTGTCTAAATCTTTAGCGTAATACGAATAGGTTAATGGGTTACCATCCAAATCTTCCACCACTAAACTTATAGGTCTGACGCATTTTAGATACATGAAATTGTCTCTTGCTGCATCGAGTGCGACTCGCAATCTATCAGAAAACCCTTTGATGGTAATTGTCTCTCCACTTGATTGAGTTCTAGTAACATTAATTATGTCGAAGTCATGTAAGTTTGGGCCTGTGTCGAAGTTCTCAAAAGTCAGTGGTGGGAATGGTGAATTATAACTCTGGAATCCTCCTTTTTTAAATTTAAAGATTCCGACATTCCATCCGCTTTTTGTGAAGACCCTAGACTCCAAAGTCTCTCCATCGAAAGTTAAATTGTAAATATTTATTTTTGCGTCACTTGTCGAGTTAGTGGACTCAATCCTGAACTGAGATGTGTTCGTGTTTGATGATCCCTGCTTTGCAAGGTTGTAGAAAATCCCACTATTGACTGTGACTGTTGCCCCATTTGCAGTTCGCAAAGTTGCGGTAGTACGAATTATTCCACCATTCCATAAGAATGTAGAGCTACCACCAAACGAAATCCCAAAGGTATTATACATTTGCCCAGTCAAATTCTCATTGGGTAGATCAATTCCTACTCCGACAGAGTATTTATTTTTTCCATTTGCTGTAGTTTTGACACCTAAGTTCAATGTGCCTGTCACTGTAAGTGGGTGTCCACTACCTGCGTTGATCGCTTGCTTCATCACTTGCAAGGTCTCATATGCAGGATCAATACTAAGTGTTCCTTGAATCTCTAAAAAATGAGTTGAGGCAATAGTATAAGTAGTGTGATTTCCACGAACTGTAGTAGTCACTCCTGGCACTCCATTCAGCCCACTAAGATCAGTGTCAGTCCCTGTTTGCGTAATCTTGTTACTTGCTTCCGAAAAACTCATGCGTAATCCTTTGTGATTGATGAGACATTACCATCCCCATCGTATGCTATAGTTTGTGTAAGGATGGTTGAATCATCACCATACTTCACCACGACTTGTGTGAGGTTTCCGTTTGTATAGGTGAAGGTTTTAGTCTCAAGTAAATCCCCGCCATTAGATGTGTACTTGGATTGCCCAGTAAGCACACCATTAGTATAGGTATTTGTGGTATATGAGTCTGCGTTACCCGTGGCTAGTGTTACAATATTATTGGACGCACCACGGACATATAACTTTGCATCCGCAGAGTTAATAGCGATTTCACCCGCCGCAAGGTCAGAAGTGTCGGGGACTGACCCCCGAACACTTGACCTCTTTGGAAGTATTTTAGCCAAACTTAGGAATAAGTTCCACCATCAACTGTTTGAGTTGCTTGGTCGAGAGCTGCGGTTGCAGAGAATCCGACAACAAATCCAGCATCAGTTGAGCCAGTTACAGAAATGTCAGCACCACTATCTCCTGCACTTACTCCGGAGTTGGTGTTGTCAATCTTGTCCCAGTCTGTACCGTTATAGACAACTGAGTCATCAACATTAACAAAGAAAGCGGCAGAATCAGCTGCACCATTTTTCTTTACATAACCTGCGGTGTCAATTTTGTAGTAATCACCATTCTTAGGAGATGCAGGAAGCGCAGTAGCAGAAGCGGCAGCTACAGTAGATGCTTGAGCGTTACCGGACTTAGTACCTTTATATGTAAAGGCAGACGTTAATGCGCCAGAAATCTTTGAGTCAACCGCAAGAGTGTCAATGAACTTGATTGCGGATGTTCCATCTCCGACAAAGAGTTCTTTGTCAAATGTGTTACAGGAGATTTCTCCGAGCGTTGTAGGTGCGGATCCACCAGTGGTGGTTTTCCGTTTAATTTTTATAGTAGCCATTGTATTGTATTGGTTGATTTTTAGTGTTGAAAGTTATTCGTAAGTTCCTCCGTCAATTTCTGTCTCAAGTGCGACAATTCTTTTGACTGCGTCAGCTATAGCTTTGCCTATTTTATAGAGTATACTGCTTGTGTCTGTCATGGAGTTATAAGTTTAAAGTTTGCACGGACATACTGATCGCCCTCTATTAGTATCGTGGTCTCCGATGCATTTATATTTGCAATGTTCTCACCCTGCCAATAATCAAAAGCGTAGCCCGTAAATGGTAATGCAGTTATGGGTTTATATGTATCTCCCGCAACAACCTGAGACCCTAAATCTAGGGCACTTCCCCCTGATCCTGCGGCGATTGTTAAGACATAACTTGGTTGTAGACCTTGCAATCCAGCCGTAAACTCAAGTACACCTTGATCATCGTATGTTTTAAATTTTGCACCAAAGTATTCCAATGCACTGGACACAGTGGTTATATACTCAGGGACGACGGAATTATCATGAACAAAAGACTCTGCGGCTTCAGAGTCTCCTATTTTATAATACTGAAGATCATTCCAGTTTGTGACACCGTCTCCTATTTTTAATCTTTTGGTGTCCACCTCCCAGCCTGGCTCACCTTCAAGAAGAACAGTATTAAGCTCTTTCCAGTGTGCTTTCGTACCTCTGCGTATCGAAAGTCTCGCTGTTACATGTCTACTAGGCTGCGGCATTATGTTACAATAGTATTCGTGTTACAAACTTTCAAGTATTTAGATCGCTTCATATATATCTCGTACTTTTCGTTCTGCGCTACCTAAGTCTGATGCATTATTAGTGTAAGGTATCAAACTGCCATCTGTTGCAATTTCCCAAAACTGCAAAAACCTAGCTAACTGCAATACCTGGGTCTCGGAAAATTGACCTTGTTGCCCGGAACTTAAAGAATTTATCTTCAGTTGCAGTGATTCATTCTCAGTAGCTAGAGTAACCACCTTATCTTTGAGGCGTTCAAGGTTTTCCCTTGTCTCAATCCACCAATCCCTCATTTCAGGAGGCACTTCATCTTCAGCAGGGAACCTTGCTTCAATATCCCTTGTAAATGATCTTATAATTGGAGTCGTCATCCTTGGTTGTATGCCTGTGTTGTGGATCTTGTATTAACCCCACTGACCTCAAATGTTCTGCCTACAATTTTTATGGGATTATCTTTTACCAAAGGTAAAGCGCTATCAAAGAAAGTTTCCTGCCTTTCAATGTAACCGGGTTCTACTGCAATCGTTGGCGAGTACTCGTACTCAGGTAGTACGATTATTTCATCCCGCAAGTATGGAGCCTTAATATACAAAGGGATCATATTCTCATCTTTGAGATTATTAAGCTCAACATAGTCTAATTCCTTACCATCTACAACTTGCATTGTCTCAACCTGCTCAGTTCCCTGGGGTGCAGTTGTAGTGCTTATCTTTACCCGCGTAGGGGTAGTTCCGTATTTACTTGATAACTCAATAACATAGGACCTGCATTCCTTGTCAGAAAAAGAATCTCCAAAATCTATTAAACCACTCCTTATACTGGAATGATACCCATAACCTAGCCTACTATACACTCGATAAGGTTCTCGCTCGCCGACCTTAGGGGGTCCATAGCCATACCTGCACAACACGCCCCCTAGCGCACTGTCCTCCCGATATTGTGTCCCCGGGTAAATTGCACCAGTGCTCACTTGATGTACGCCCATAATAAACCAAGCTTCCTCGGGTCCTACCCTATTGTGCTTTGGTTTTCTAATGAATGAACTAGATGTGAAAGAGGCGTCAATTGTGGATAGTGTTTTATTTATATAGTCATAAGCTATGACGCCCCAATCTAGTCTTGGTCTTTGATCAATACCTCCTGATTCAGTAGCAAAATAAGGCTGATCTCCAATTTTAGTTGGGTCATCTGCATATAATTTTCTATCTGGTGATATAGAATATTTAAAATTTTCTTCTGAAAATAAAACAACATTCCTTTCGTTAACCAAATCCCCTTGTTCATTTTGGAGTATGCCCAGAGGGCAGTTTATAAAGATTTCACGAGTAATAGGATTATCTACAGCATAGACATATTCAGCAAGATCTGGCGGGACTAACTGCCAAAACGGTGGACCAATCTCAAACATACTTACAGGTTGTGGCTCTGTTGACGATCTATTGATTGAATATATTCCACTGTTACCCATGAATATATGCTGCTTTCCGTCCACATCTATGATGGTATGTCTGAAATCTGCAACCCTACCACCTGTGTACCTCGGTTCTATAGCAAAAGGAAACTCTGCGCTATTTGTTTTAGAAACAAAGAAAAATCCGGAGTCCCTATAAACTACAAGTTTATCAGCGAGTGCTTTTATTTTTAAAATTCTTGAGCCATCTTGTGCAAACTCCCTAAAAGCTGCGGGCGACCTAAGTTGCTCCGCGTAGGGCCTGAGCACGATAGAGTAATTACCAGTGCCAAGAGTATTTCCCGTATTTGGATCTATTAAGATTAGATTTGATCCGTCCTTGTCGACTAGCTGTAAGTCCCCGTACTCATCATAATAACCTGTTTCTACATAAAGGGCACTGGGGTCACTAGGATCCGTGGCATACTCATTACTTGAGCCGGTTGATGGTGTAAGAAATATTCCGCTTACAATTAAACTATTGGGATCTTCATTTACTGTTTTAACGGCATTTATAGCACCAACCATATTGACTGTATATGCTTCCTCCCCCTGGAATGTACCATTACGCAGGAATTTATACATACTAGCTTGTTTATCTATTGCATAGTTATAGTCGGGAGTAAAACTGTAGGACCCTGTTGTGGACACGGAAAGAGTCCCTGGCAACCCACCAGACTCCATAACCACAGATGCCCCTACTATAACACCACTATTGAAAAGTTTTGGTTCACCCTCTGCCGAATACACAGTCCTATACTGGAACCTCTGCACTTTTACTTGCCCATATAATGGGTCTTTAAGAATATCTTTGTACGGGTCAGATGCTTGCTGGAACCATGTGTCAAACCCATCTGTTATGACTGTCAGGTCTGCACAGAAAAGCCTATCCTGAAACTCTCCTATTGTACCAACGGACACGACTCCATTTTCCCTCAAGGAGTACAAAGGCTCTGCGCGCTCATACTCACTTTTGTAGACAATAGGGAGGTCAACGCCATTATTTATAATTACATGATTTTGAACATCTACAATCTCCCATCTATATGCACCACCCTCAAAAGGATCCACTAAGTCACCTTGAGATGTTTGATCTATAAAACTTTCAAAGACATATATTTGCCTCCAGTAGAAATCTTCTCCTGCGCCTACCCAATACTCTTCTCCTTGTCCATTAGTTGCGTATAGAGCAGAGGAGTTTTGATAATCCTTTGCGTATGTATCGGCACTTGAAAATAACCTCCAAACATTTGGGCCCGATATAGCTATAAGCACAGGCGTTCCATCGGTGCCTGGAAATTGATGAATCGCACGGATCGGGTACTGGGAGTTTATTGCATCGAAACTATTTATATTTCCCCACATATCACTACTATTGCCTGATGGAGTAAATAGCTCCCACCCTTCCCTTCTTAGCTCACCATCCGTCTCGCGTCTGAAGTTTACCTTGTCTGTGTAATTAGCAGAAGAAGACAAGTAGTTGGACTCCTGCGTAATTGGTACATCATCCGAGGCAGAACCAATCAATGCACCCCCCTGCGCAGGGTGAATCGTAATATTTTTATATGGCTTTCGCTTAGCCATCAGATTGAGTAAAACTTAGCTTCTATTGTGGATTGAAGGTTAGATAATAAATTATTAACCTCGGTCTCAGTATAGTACCTGCCATCATGGTTATGGGAGGCTGCCGCATACGAGCCCGCCACCTGTGCCCCGATATTTGTCCTGGCATTTGACTTCTGGGTAGAGTTAAGACCTTGCGATGCAGTGTCTACTCTTACGCGATTACCGAGTGCGGTAGATGTAGTGGTCGCAAAGTTTGCATCATCTCCGAGTGCCGCCGCTAGTTCATTTAATGTGTTTAGTGTGCCAGGCGCAGAGTCAACTAAAGCAGATACCGCAGCGTCTACATCTTTGAGGTGGAAACTCCCATAATCAGTTGAGCCGTCCTCACCATTATCAACCAACCACTTGTTAGTAGTTCCGTCATAAACTACAGAAGGCTGGGTTGTGCTTAGACCTGCGTTAATAGTCAGGCCCGCATTATTGTAGGCAGATTCATCTACTTCAAAATAATCTTCGGAATCATCGTCGTCGGATGTACCAAATGTATTATCTGCCCCGTAATCTATCGAATACTTAACAGCAACAAATGTGCCCGATCCGTCATCATACTCTGCGTAAGCGTAACCATTTTCTTCGCCCCCAGAAGTACCATCTACCGTAAGGTTTTGCTGAACGATTGTTTGGTTTAGTACAGTAGTATTAGTGACGTTATCGCCTTCATTAACGATAGTTGTAGATTCACCAATAACCTCTAAGCTAGTCCCATTAAATGCTACCCACTCTCCTGCAAGTCCATCATACTTAATAAAAGGAGCAGGTCCCCCTCCGCTTGATGTTGTGTCGACTTCTAACTGGTTGGGCAATTTATCTCCATCAGATAAATAGAAGTTTGGATCACGAGGAAATTGGATGCGACTACCATTCGTATGATATATCCAGGTGTACCCTCTATCTGGTGTAACCATAGTGTAGCTATATCCTGGTGTGGGCAAATAACTGTAACCATCTGGCAGGCTTCCGTTATCAACTTTCCACCTACTATGATTTATATCATATTTTATTGATGGATTTGTAGATCTGCCTACATCAACTGTTAATCCCGAGTTTTGATACGCAGAAGCACTAACCTCAAAATAATCCTCGGAGTCGTCGTCATCTCCTGTTCCGTATGTTCCATCTGCGCCATAATCTATGGAGTACTTCCCTGCGTCTTCTGTGAATGCATAACCTACCGCCGCCCCACCTGTTTGGGCATCAATTGTTAGGCTCTCCTGAATAATGGTTTGATTGAGAACATTAGTCTCATTGACCGTAGTATTATTATTTACGGTGGTACTTGACCCAACCTCAGTCACGGACTGACCATCAAATGCAACCCATGCGTTTGCTAATGGATCAAATCTTATATACGGATCTGATCCAGAAGTTGCGTCATAAATAAGCTCACTTGCCTGCTCAAAACCTCTTACGTTAGTACCGTCAAACGCCTCCCACCTGTCAAGTGTAACACTATACCTTATATAGGGATTTGTTGCAGAATTGCCAAAATCGATAAGTAGTCCAGTATTTAAAGAAGTAGAAGTTGTTAGTGACCAGTACTCCTCATCAATATCATCACCAGTACCAACTACTCCATCTCCTCCTGCGTCTATTGCGTACTTCCCGCTAGGGCTGTATGCGTAACCCGATAGTTCACCTCCGGTTGTTCCGGGTATTACTATATCGGTTTCCGTACCTCCTGTTTCTTCTTGTTGCTCCGGGTCATTACTCGTGCTTGGTAGCTCAGACTTAAGTGCGTAACCCGATAGATCAGGAAGGTCGTCAAGGTATGCAACCTCCTTAATCCCATTGTATTCGGTATTTAATTTAAGTCTATCTGGTATCTGGGTGTCATTATCATCATGCCCAAATGTAAGGGTCAGCTTTGATGACTTTGGAACTGACCCAATAGTACTTCCACTTCCTGAAGGTGCAAACTTATGAGCCTCCCAGAACTCTATTTCGCGGGTATCTATGTACTCTAAGCTACCAGTTGGTGCAGAAATTATACCCTCTACGCTAGTGTTATTTTCAATAGTTACATTATTGGTAGAAGAAGATATAGTTTCATTTATTACAGTGTCACCTTCAATTATTGTATCACCAGCAATTGTTGTGTTTGTAAGCTGAATATCTCCCTCTTCTGTAATATTAAATACATTATCACCCTCTACATTTGTTATATTAAATGTTTCGGTGACTGATATATTAGATACCTCTTGTACGGCTACCTCATTTACATTTATGAAATCCCCAACGGCACTAGCTCTGCCTGCATCAACATCCTCCTGTGTTGCCTCCCTCTCAATGTAAACAGGATTAAAGGGTATCTTCCCCCATTCTGTATCTGTTAGCTTGAAGTATAAATTACTAGAGTCGTACGCAAAATCACCTATTGCTCCCGCAGAATCGTTATTCGCAAGAGGTGTAAATGCGTAACGCAATGAATCAATATAAAACTGAGTCCTGGCATCTGCTTCCGCTGTTGCATATACATCAAAAAAAGTAAGGTCTATATTATGAGGATTACTTTCTGCCAAGTGCGCATTCATTAATGCAATGGCACTGTCGTTAGTTACATTTCCTAACCCAATTTGATCTTTTGTAACCCCATGCGGATTGCCATTATTAGCTATATGATCTTCAATGGTTGTTTCCAGTCCATCTATAGTCAACTGGCTAACTCCACCCGCTAGATCAATTATTTCCGATGGAGTTAAGTTCTCAACTTTGCCTAATCCGACTTGCTCCTTTGTGACGGCGTGCGGATTATTTGTAAGGTTTGAGTGATCAGATACCAAAAGATTTGTTTTAGCCTGAACCTCAGCATTAAAGTCCGTAATATCTGCAGACACATGCTCATGATCGGTTACATCAATCCCACTAATTAAGGCATCAACTTCCCCCTTGGAGTAAACATTGTGCACATGATTGATGTCCGCTTTCCCATTAAGTTCAGACTCTAAATCACTTATTTCCTCAGTTAGCGATGCTATAGAGGCATTGATCCCAGAAAGGTCAACCGATCCGCCTGAGCCCGTATCTATCGCGTTGATACTTTCAATCAAGCTATCCCTTACACTATTTAGCTGATCTATCGTTGCTTTTGTATCAAGCGTAGATTGTAAATCTACAATTGAGGATATTGCCTGTGTATGAGCAGTGTCAGCCTTTCCTGATAAACTGACATTTATATCACTTATTTGCGACTGTATGTCGGTAATTTGTTCGGTATAAGGCAGTGCAACTATAACATCATCAACTGCATCAAATTTTCCATCTATCTCCGTTTTATTATAATACCCATCCGCAAAATTATTTTCTGCATCTTCTAATGTATCTACACGGGCAGAAACTAAAGTAATTGAGTCATTTAATAATTTGCCAAGGGAAGCCGCTAACGGATCCGTTGTTGAAGTAGAGTCGAGGCTCGTTACTATATCCTCAACTAATAATGTCGAGTCTATTAAATCTGAAAAGTCAGACTCAGAGGGAGATGCCCCTGATATGAAATATGACTTTAGGGTGCTTCTACTCTGTACGGTCATCCTATTACAAATCCTCCACCACCAATACCTGTGCTATTGGCGATCTGTTCTATCGACGATGTTTGATATTCTTTGCGGTTAATAAAAATCTGTGCCCTCTCCTTTTGATACATCTGCATGTAAGCCTGGTACTGAGCTAGGTCGTTGTCTACATCACGAGCAAGGTGCGCTTTTACATATCCTGCTGATGCCTTTGCCTCCATTTCATCGAATATGACTGGTGCGTTCTTTTCATCATCTGTTGCGCGGTATATAGGAGTTGGGCGGAACTCTCCTTCAAAGTATATATACATAGCTTCATCATCGCGAAGCTTAGGTGCAGTCCAAAATTTATTTTCTCCAAAAGTAATCCGCCCAGGTATATTTGAGGTTCTTTCTGCTACGCCTCCGTCTATTAATGTAAATCGTGTCTCCCAAGGGACTGAGTTTGGGTAAAAGTATCTTGATATTGTCTGCCCATTGTCATCAGTCGCAATCCTGCGCACAACAACTTGCTTTATGCGCACATTGGACATAGCAAACTCTCCCTTATGGACATCCAGATCTTCTGAGTTTACATTACTTAAATCCTCTGGGTTTGGTTCAACTAGACTGGATTTAGAATAATATTTATATTGGTTTTGCCTAATCGCAGGCACATACCTTTGTAGATCTACAACTGACGCAACAATAAGGGAGTCGATATTCTCCTGTACGCCCCTCCCTTTACGCTCACTATCTACAATTAGAAAAACTCGTACTTGATCATTAAACTCTTGCCAATTCATTATCTTCTACCTCCGGGAGTGTAGTAAAATCCGACAACCATGGGGCATATAATTACAACAAAGTAGGTGGCTAGGTGGCCGGTCGTTAACGATATAGGGGCTTGCTTAGCTGGAAGAGTGATAAGCCCAAAGAGGAACTCTGTTGCACTTTCTCCACTAGGGTTGGTGAGGGTGATGATTTCTGCACTTGGGAAGAGGGTGCAGAGGATGACGACGGCTGAGAGCGTGGAGACAAGTATGAGCGCGAGCATCCTGCGAGTAGCACGAGTAAACTTACCACCTTCACCACTGTTAAGTTGTTCCTGAAATTTAAGTGCAAATTCATTTCCGCGTGCCTCCCTAGCTAATTCTAATTCAAACTTTTGCTGGCGGGAATCATTAATTGCACCAAATACACCTTTTAATATGGATCCAAGTGCGGCACTCCCGCCACCAGTTAAAAACATTGTGATTAATTCAAACATTAATTTGCTACCCTGATTGATCTATACCCAGAACCCGCACTGTCTGCGGGACCGAGCTCGACTTTTTTCCATCCATTATCAACATAAACTTCAAAGGGATTACTACTATCGTTACTTGGCCTCATGTATGTCGTTTCTACTGGTGCTCCCTCAAACGAAATACTTGTTCCATTGTATTTAAATGATACGCCTCCCGTACCATCCATAACTACACGCTGATTTACACCTAATCGTATAGCGCAATTACTATAAGTGGCCTCATTTAAACCAATACCAACTGCAGCATTTGATACATCCCTGAATGCAAATGTGGGGGTGCCCTGTGATTGAAAATGCGCGTATGTTGTGCCAAGTGCGCGGTAAGCGCTATTACCCCATGGCGTAACCCCATCATCCGAATTATCCCCTACAATCTCGGCACTGAATGCACTTATTTTTGCAGCACCCTTAAACTCGTAAGCATTGTAGAAAAAACCACCAGACCCATCTTCGTGGTTATCTCGCAGCCTCATTCCTGCTATGACCCCAGGTCGATCTAGTTCTTCATTTGTTTTTCGGAGCACACCATCAACTATGACACGGTTAGCACCTGCATCGAAATTTGCGGTCATGTCCAGCTCTACGGTTACACATGAACCAAACTGCACATCCGCATAAGTATTAGCTAAATCCCATGCCTCAATGGTAGCCCCCCATGTCTTACCTCCGGACCCATGTCTTTTCCCTTGAAAGTAACCACCAACATGCTCTGACTCTGCGTGTGCAAATGAATTATTCTTATTGGGAAAATTTTCAACTACACCTAGGATAGCCCACTCGTTGCTTTTTACATTAGGACCGACTATAGATTTCGCATTCAATGCACAATTGACCTGACCAGACACACCTACAGGAGAGCTTGCTGAACCAAAAGCTCCTCTATCTGTATGCCTTTGCAGTTGCAAGGTGTGACGATCATCTGAGGAGACACTTGGTATTGATGGATTAAAGTCGTATACCCTTAATGCATTTCGCGAAAAATCAAAAACCATTTCACCTTCTGGTGTATTTTGTAAAATAGCTTCTGCGTTAGAGGTGAAAATAAAATCTGCATTAGAGCTAATCGTGACCGAGTCTCCACCAGTTAACTTACTTAGAGTATCAGATAAGGTCGATTCACCAAGATCACTTATACCTAAATCAATCGAACTTGACTCTAGTGAACTAACCCTTCCATCTAAAAGATTCGTGTCACTCTGCAAGGTCGATACACTGGACTGCAAAGAGGTAATATCTGACTCTACTGAAGCATCAGTCGAGCCTGACTCCAGTGAACTAACCCTCCCTTGTAGGGTTGATATGCTTGATGTATTGCCAGAAACATCTGACTGAATCGAGGTAATGTCCGATGTATTACTAGAAACATCTGACTGAATCGAGGTGATGCTTGATGTATTACTAGAAACATCTGACTGAATCGAGGTAATGCTTGATGTGTTGCTAGAAACATCTGACTGAATCGAAGTAATATCTGACTCTATCGAAGTAATATCTGACTCTATCGAAGTAATATCTGACTTGGCACTAGCAATATCTGACTGAATGCTAGTCATATTAATTGCCTCTAAACTTAATAACCTTGAGTCTGTGTTCAGTGATTCAAGACTATTAACTCTTGTGCTTAAGTTGGTAATGTCAGAATCCGTTTTTGTGCCTACGGCCTCGATGTCATCTACCAAACTATTAAGGGAATATCTTAAGAGCTCAAAGTTATTATCAAACTGATCCCAAGAAAGGGGGTTATCATACTGATAAGGGGAAGATCTTAACGTAATTACCCTTTTTGAGGAAGGTAGACTACCTGCATTGAACTCAGGATAATTGCTTTCTACTTTAGTTGTTGTCATATCAATAAGCTATTTTTGCTTCCTCCCATACTTTATCCGAGCCAATGCTTGTTAAGTCCCCCAGGTGAAGAGTTGCCTCAATAAACTTACCCGCAAACATTCGGGTCTTTGATTTACCCACAGCAATAGTCGTAAAGTTGGTGGATGTATTATTGGAAAGATTTTGACCGCGACCCGCTCCGTCTGACTTCATGGTAATAACCCTTCTATTGTTTTGCGTTGGATCTATACCCGAAAACAACTGGTTAATTCTATTGTTTGAGTTTTTACTAATAGAACCCGAAACTGTATTAAATGAGAATCGATTTGTCGGTGACCCTGGCTCAACTGAAATAAAGTCGTCATCACCAAAAATAGAAATCATTGGTCTCGGAAGGTCACTGTCGCCAATTACTGTTAAAGTAAAATCTTTACCTACATGTATTGCGGGATTTCCTTGTAGCTCCAAATACTGACCCAACTCAAAAGAAGCATAAAATTTACCACCTTCATTTAGCACTCTAGGTTGCCTTGATTGTGTATACTGTATGGCATTGTATTTATCATGCCCGTACTTTTCTTTTTGGTCGTATATCTCAACAAGATACGCTTCTCCTGAGGGACTCCTGTCTGGGTATGTGTACTCTTGACTTCCTTCCCTGTACTTAAAAAACTCTCCATCATATAGATTCCTAAGTTTCCTTTGCATTGATAAAGCAAAAAGTGGGTGCTGGGCATCTGCGGGAAGCTTAAGCTTTGGACTGGTTATTGAGTATATCACACTAAGTCTCCAATCCCATACCAGGTATTATTTTTACACATGACAGTTGCCGAAGAGTACTGCTCTGTCAGTAAATTGCCTTTTGATTTGTAGAGGTTCGTGAAAGTTACCGTTTTACCAGCGGAAACAAGTTGCACCGTCAGGGTGGTGCCATCAGGCGCGATGTTTGGTAATGCAATAGAAGTTCCCGCCTCATCGGGTTCACAAATAATAAATAACCCTGTTTTAACTGGGTCGAAGGTATAGCCCGCCCCATTCACTACCTCAATTAAAGCTTTTGTGTTGGATGTCCCTGAAATATTTCTTGCAACAACATCACCTTCACTGCTTACGATAAATCCTCCTTCAGTAGAAATACTACTAGGTTGTATTTCACCGCTAACCTGCACAGTTCCACTTAGGTTTGTGTCTCCGTCTATAGTTAAGTCACCGTAAATTTTGGCATCATCTACATATAAGTCATAGTTGTGTATAGCCGATGGAATGCGAAGCGTATTATAGTTTGAGATACTGAAATCAATATAAGGCCTCACTTTACCATCCTCGAGTAAACCTTCCCAGTATTCGCTGCTTGGGTACACAAGAATATCGGTAACCCATGGGCTATATCCACCTCCAGGGTCACCACCATCAAGATGGTTTAAGTTGTGATCGGCCTCTAGAACTTGGAGAGGGTATGAAGATTGTTCAGGTGCTACAGAGGATGATCCTTCTACAAAACTTATAAATTGATGCGCAGGCTGATACCCTTCGCTAACTTTAATCTCATCTTGCATAGAACCCGCTTATTGAAATAGATTGATTATTGTCGGAGTAATTCATTGCATCGCTACCAAGGTTTATAATCTCATACTCCGATGTGTTGTTATCACATGGGTATACATAACTACCGCCATGACCAATCTGCTCATTAGAGTAATTAACTTTCTGTTGGTAAATAATTGGATCAACAACCACTTGGGAACTAGGTTCAATTGAGACTATTGAATTAACCATGTTGTTTGCCCCAAATTGAGCTGATTGATTGTCAATTAATTGAACTCTATCCTGCCCATCTTCTTCTAAAAAAGCATCATAAAAGCCAAGCGATGGATACATACATATTGTTACCTTGTATTTCGTGTAACTTTTAGAATTGGATTCTGATATTGTAAGACTGCACCCGCCTGACATACCGATTCTTACTGGGTCATCATAGACGCTAAATTTTAGAGAGTAAGGCACTGCAGACGGAGTAACGAATGTAAATTGCACTTCCGATCCATCAAGCATAACTTCTGATGTAAGTGCCCTGTAAGAGTCTCCAGACACTCGGGCCGCACCTGTGCCCTCTAGTTCTGATGATTCATACTTTATATCACCCGTCCACTCCGTAAAGTCTGTATCATTAAAATCGTCGACTACTGTCGTTTTGTGCCGTTGCCGAATACCTATAACTTTTCCCGTGAAATTAGTTACGCGAAATGACTTTGCACGATGATACGGAATGGCATTGAAATTACCATTTGTGGTTGCCGCAAATGTCCCCGTATTATTTAGATCTGTCATCCTTATTACCCTTCCCCTTTAGCTTTAGGTATATGCTAACACTAAGATGTACAGCCGTCAATACGGCGCAGACTGTTGCTGCTACTAAATGTATAGTATCAAGCGTAAAACTTGCAAAAGTTCCCGCTAATCCCACAAAGGAGTCGCGATTCATTTATCGGTTTCCTCTAGTGGGTCTTCCACCTCAACCTCACCAACTTGCACTAAATCTTCTGCAGGTTTTTCCGACTTAGCTTCTTTAGGATTAGGCGATTTTTTGCCCTTTTGCTTTGTTGCATACACTGCATTCGGATCTTTGTCTGCCTCCTGCTGTTGCGTTCCGAACAGACGATAAGACACCGGAGGTAAGCTCAACTTTTTTTTTAAATCTAAGAAAGATTCCTCTGAAAGCTCAGTAATCAAGTTGCCGTGTAACTTAATTAATATTTTTGCATCCTTGTCATCGTATGCACCAAACCCACGCTCCTTGGATCCTACCATAGTTACATCGTAATTAGCCCCGTAATCGTATGGTACTCTATTGAATAATAAATACTTCATATATAAAAAGGTCCCAGCCTTCCCCCCGATACTCAGAGGGAAGGAGGGACCATGTCAGATTAACGATTAAAGGTAAGACGACCAGTTAGTTGTAGCTGAATTGGCGTCAAAGTTCTCGATGATCAAGTGACGTGCAGGAACATCCATCATGGTTGTCCATTTTGTGGAGCGTAAGGAGAACTCAGTTTCCTTATGCGCCATACGACACTTGTACAAGCGATCCGTGTCAGGATGTGGAGACTTACGGGTAACTGCATTAGTACCTGCAATTCCGATTTTCACATCCGACCAATCGATAAACCACATTGCGCGCATAACTTTTGCGGCAGTTGCGGAGCCCACGATTGCTTGAGCGGAGCGCTTTCCATCAGACTTAATGACTTTATCACCATCAGCAGGTCCGTCACTCCCGAAGAGGCTGGACTGGTGATTGATGATGTCATCAAAGTAAGGATCATGGAATACTGCCAACTGACAACCAACTTCTGGAAGGTCGTACATGGAGTAGTTGAACAACAAGATACCATTGTGAGTGATCTGTTGATTGATCTGAGCGTGACGATCGAGTCCCCATCCGTAACGAGCTTGGTAGTATTTATTAAATACTTCAAAAAGCTTATTATAGGTGAAACGATCGGTCATGCAGTCAACTACGCTGATGCTTGATCCATCTTGCTCACGGTTGCGTTTCAAGTAGTAAATGTCAGCCTGCAGGGACTCAACAGTCAATGCAACTCCATTACCATTTTTGATACGTCCGCTTTCGCGAAGTAAAGAACGGATACCAAGCGCATTTGATTTATACTCAAGTGTGCAGTGGTCGTCCTCAGGGTCAGTGATGGCGGGAAGGTTCATGTAGGTTTCTGGAGTTTGATTCTCCGAGATAGCCTGGTTGAACCATGTTGCACGCAACCATTGTTCCTGACTTGCCTTGGAAGCAATTTTGTTCTGCTCGGCCAAAGGCTGATAAACCATGGATTTAAGGTAAGGATTAACATCACCATTCATGATCTTCTGCAAAGTTTCCTTATAGCATTGATCAACGGTGCGAGACTCACGAGTGGTTTGCAACCAGTTGACGATCAACTTAACGCTGAGGTCGGTGGGCTGATTACGGCACCATTCTTCAAAGTCATTTACATTGTTGGCGATCGTTTGGATAACACCTTTCTCGATTTCGTAGTCGAGTTTTCCAGCGAATCCAGAACCTACATTGCCGCGACTCCCCCACTCAGCTGCAGAATAACCTGATGTGCCGTTTGAGTTTTCTTGCTTAAGAGCAGGACCAGTTGGACGAAGAGTTACCTTTGCTTTGGAGATTCCACCCGCACTTGCGTCTGCTGCACCAATGATTTTGAACTGAGATTCAATTGGGTCATTGCTCGCGTCCCAAGAGTTAGCAATTACAAAACCGCCGGTTAAGAAGTAACGCTCGATATGCTCAATTGGGGAGGCCCAATCGGAAGCACCAAGGTTGACAGTGAGTTCCTGATCTCCACCACCTACTGTGTATCCGGAAGAAAGAGGGGAGTTAGCATCAGCAGCTTTACCAGCTTCGATTGCAAAGTACCCACTATTAATAACCGAACGCTGACGGCGTTGGATGTAGGGAAGGATAATCGACTGCTCGGAAATATTTACCTTATTGATCAAAGGCTTAATGTTTGTGATCGAGCTGTTAAGTAGTGCGACAAGTCCTCGCTCTTGAACCCCAAGCATTGCTGCTTCTGCTGAGCTTGCGATGACGCGAGCTAAGTCTATTTCCTTATTGGAAAGAGCTTCAAATTCCGCAGGGGTTAAACCCTTGATGGAGGCGTTAGTAAGAGTACAACCAGTCGAGTCATCAACTTTAATGATGCGACCAAACCCGGCATCGCGGACAAGGTTCGACTGACTGATCGTGGTTGAACCCGGCTCAACGGCTTGCGAAGGTGCCGGCATGTTTGGATCTGATATAGCCATAATATGTTATTTAGGTTGTTAGTTACACATTTATTCGTGTAACACCTATAATAACAGACTGAAGGCTAGTCGTGGGGAATTAGGATTATTTTTGTAAAAATAAAGCTATATCTGCAAAATTAGTATTTGTTTTTACTTTCCTAAAATCGGATTCTACATTCCTAAAACTGACTCAAAGGCACTCTTCTTTGGCTGGCTTGGAGTTTCTGCGGGCGAGTTTCCTGGTCTTGGCTTTGATGCAACCTTGGGTGGCACTGCTCTTTTCTTTACCTGTGGCTTTTGCGCTTTAGGTTTTTGCTGTACCTGCCTTGCGTAACCAGATTTCTCAAGCAATTGTCTTTGTTGATTGAGAGACTCGTTTATGCGTTGATTAGCTCTCATGGTAAGAATAGCTAACAAATCCGCATCGTTCCATGTGTAGTATGGAGCCCTTTTGTTTTCAGGTAACCTAAAGTACCTCTCCCTTCTCATGAAGGTTTTTCCATCCTGCTGTGTTTGACCGCTCTGTATAAAGTTTTCCTGCTCGGTGTTGACCCACTGCAAAAGCTTGGCGTGTATCGGATTATTCTCATCGTAGCTTACCATACCTTGGGTTATATCAAGTAGTAGGTCGCCCGTGTGGTGCAACTCTGTTGTGAGGGTGTTTACTATCTGAAATTCCAATGGATTTGTCTCAGCAAAGTTCTTAATAGACTCCTCATCCTTAACATGATCAGAAAGTTCTTTAGGTATAGCATTAACAGAATATTCCCGAAACTCTGCCTTGTGGCCCTGCACAACCGGTGCCTTGCGAGCTTTCTCTTGCTCCATTCTTGCACGCTCTTTTTCAGGTGCCTGCTTCTCCTCGATTCTACGCATCGCCTCATGAACATTACGCTCACGCTCCACCTTCTTGATTGTGAACTGATCAAAGTCAGGTCGATTTTTTTGAATAAAAGCCTGGTAGTCCTCATCTTCTGATAAGTCTACATGTGGATCATCTTGTATTCTTTTCTCAATATACTTCTTTGTCTTTTGGAAGTAGTCCTTAAACTCCTTATCTTTCCCGACATAACCATCTAAATTATCGGAAGCGAATTTTGCTAAATCATAAATATCTTTTTCTTCGGGCAATAATCCGTCCACAAACTCCTTATCCGGATCCTCCTCGGGAAACGCATATTGTGGAGCCACCTCGGGTTGATCAATATCGGGATCAACAACTTGTTTTACTTTTTTCTTCTTGGCGGCCTTGGGTTTTGGTTGATCTTTTCCAGGCTCTTCAGCAATTTCTTCCTCAACCTCTCCCTCTGGCTCAACTTCTTCCTCGGACTCCTCTTCTTCAGCTACGGGCTCACGGTCAAGTTCGTCAATAGCTGCATTTAAAGTTATTGGCTCGCCTAAATCTTCTTCAGGCTCTTCAGGTTCAGGCTCTTCTGCTGCTTCAAAGAGAGCATTAAATAATGAATTTCCTTGCTCCTGGGCAGGCTGTTCCTGCTCCGCAACTTCTTCAGTTGCTACTTCTTCTACTTCTTGCTCTACCTGTTCTTCCTGTTCTTCGCTCATAACTGTACTTGTTGTTCTGGACTTGTTTGTGGTTGTTGCTCTGGTTCCATTGATGGTGCCCCCGGAGGTGCTTCAGGTGACTCACTAGCTCCTGCTTGTTGCGCAACCTGCATTAACTGCTGAACTGCCTGTATAACCTGGGGCCACTGCTCCTTGAGTTGTGAAATGAATTGCTCGTTCTGCATGTCACCTATCTCTTGCTCTTGATCTGCTTCATCTGTATCTAGTCTCAGATCGTGTGCTCCTGATAGGCGGAATATCTCATTTAAGAATGTGAATATGCGATCCTTGCCAAGGGCTTGCGGGATACCTTCTACCTGCATCAAGCCTTGCAATGTTTGACTTAAAACCTGCGCAGACTGCGTGTCCCTTGCTCTTTCTGCACCATCCCTGCTTGTGAATAAATACTCATGTATCAGGTTAGCCGGATCGCCAATGACATTACGTGCACTTGCTTCCGTTATTCCTTCCACCTCGGACTCAAAGCCTGCTTCCCTGATTACTCTATCGGTATACCTTTGGCTAATCGGCACAGTAAACTTATCAGATGAACAAGATACCAAATGCTCGTAGAATAGCTTTTTTGCCGCAGCCCGCATATCATCAATCCCCTCGGAAATAAATGAGTATATACTGTTTGTCGTATTTGCTATTTCGGCAACCTCTGTGGCACTAATCTCCCGAGGGGCGGGCTGACCAAGCTCCTGTGGAGACAAGATCAGCAACCGCTCGACGAGATTAAGCAACTGGAGGATTGCTTGGATTGACTGATTGATTCCAGCCGAAAGTTCCTTTTGTACATCTACAATTTGTATGAAATTGTTATTATTTATGCCTAAGTCTGCCGCTTTTTGACCTGAGTAAAATAGTGCTTTTGGTTTTGCGTAGAATGAGTCCTCAGCAAGTGCATCCTTGATATACTCTTTGACATCATCATCCAGTGCATCCTGATCGATGCAAAATATCTTCATCATGCTGACCTTCATGTCGTGAAGCATTTTGGTCATGATATTTGAAAGCTGATCCTGGAACGGCATGATCTCATGAGCTACCGATATATTTGCCATGCGATCATCGTTCTCATTAATTCCGCCGTATATAGCAGGGAGTGATGGTAGATACTCTGCGTAAATAACTGTCTCATCACTTGCGACAGTAAGCTTGAGCCAAACATCGTGCGGATAATCTCCGAGGCCATCTCTTTTGGGATTTACCTTCATGCACATATTGGTGACGAACATCCCCTTGTCCTCGTCCTCAGATGAATAAACACCTACATTTTGTGTTCTTTCATTATGAAACGGGTACTGATCTTGCGTCTTTGGAAACGACATGTTGTCGCTAAAGTAGTAATTAAAAAACTCAGCATAATCAGAGTAAAGAGAGTGCAAAGAGTTAGTGAAACTTATCTCATCTGAGTTCCATGTGGATGGGCTATTCTTAATGTCTCCGTATCTAACAATATCCCAGTACCCGATCCACTCTGGACCTTGATTAATGTTTAGGTCATGCAGGGGCTTTGATTGATCCCACACAACTCTTGTTGGATGAGGAGTCTTTAGTTTTACCCCCGACATCTCCGAGTAAGAAGATAAATCCTTTTCACCTGTCACGGGATCGGTGGTCTCTCTCCACTGTATGTCCTCCGTCCATGAGGTTTCAGGAAATGCAATAGAATGACCATACATAAACATTTGCCTGATAATCTGCTCCCACAAGTGACGATAACCAAACTGATCGGTCATCATTTCAACCCTCTGGGAAAGCACATCTGCGCGCACCTTGTCCTCTAATTGAGTGCTCCTTGGTTCATATTTGAAGTAAGGGTAAAGATTGCTAAACCTATGCACCTGCGCGGCAACCCTTCTTGTAACATAAGACCTGATTAAATTTACACTTACCTCATAGAGTCTGAGTGTATTGATATTCTTCAGGTTACCTTCATCATCATACTCGCAAAACTCATCAGACTTGCTTACGCTAGAAAGATCCTCCTGGCATTGCTCAATGGAAATTTTGCCCTGTGCATACTGTAATAACGGAATGGTCGCTTTATTGATAGGATTGCTGTCCCACGCAATATCTACGGACATATAAAGTTTTGCGTGTTTTGTTGAAAACCTTATCCCCTCTATGATTCTCGACTGAACCATGTCTTGGAACTTTTCTCGGGTTTCCGCATCCTTACCCTCTTCCGCAGTGAATATTTCCCTTAGGCGTGCTTGGGTGCAACCGTATCTCTCCAGTATGTCTAAATTAACCATTTTATTTCTCCGTAAAATCGAATATGTTTTTTATTGGGTCAGGTACCCAGTTCTGCATAAATTGACCCTCGATCACGGAAAGCAATATACATGCTGACATGGGAAGAGGTTTTGTTTTGTTTATCTTCAAATCAAGATTATCGACTCCTATGAGCGTGCCTAGCTCCGCATAAGTCATGCGCAGGAACGAGCACATCCGCTCTACCCTTTTTTTATCCCAGATCTTAGGAAGTCCAAGGCGCGCGTAGTGACACTTGATAAGAACTGAAGCAGTTGTCTCATCATCACTCTTCCTCTTCTTCGTCTTCCCCTTCTTCTGGGCTTTCATCGCTTTCTAATGAGGTGATTGAGATGATATTCTCCAAAGGCATGGCTGCGCGGTTTTCCGATAATTCACTTATCGAAAGTTCTGCAGTTACCTTAACCTTATCCCCCACAGACATTCCCTCAAAATCCTCCAATAGCTCTGGATTATTCTTAAGGTCTATTGACATAATGCTTTCCATAAAGTGTAACTTAGGATTTATTGTAACTAAAATCAAGTCCCTAATTCAATGATCTCGGAACCGCTTGTTCTTCCTACATCTATATAGTGGGTTGATTCGTGATAAATTATTGGATAACTCATTGCATCAAAGGCATGTATGTAAACACTTCTCCTGGGTTTAAAGGCAACATTAGGGTCATATGTTTTGCCAGGTTTCTCTGAAACAAGGTTGCGAAACATCTTTGAACAATTCACGCAAGGTACGGACATTACAAACTCCTCGGAACTAAGTTTCGCTATCATCAACCTCACCCTCGCTTCAACCGATCCACTAAACTTGGGTGCTGCTTTCATGCGTATTGGCTCGAGCTTAAAAGTATCGCTCTTTGCTTTGGATATTTCCTCAATGTCCCTTACATCATAGGAGCCCGTCTTCGCCCTATATTGATTAAATGCAGAGTTATCGGAGATGTGTATAAACTTAAACTTATGCTTCATCCTTCGATTCCAATACGCCATCTTGCGCATAATCATTGGGATAAGAGTTGTGTAGGGTAGCTTCTTATTGATTACCACAAACTCATCGAATACACTCCATATTGTTTTGTCCGCACCAGGCAATGCCTGCATGAAGATTACGGCATTATTGACAGAACCCGGATCCCAACCGCATATTATCGGATATTTAGTGGATGGCAGTATTCCGCTTTTGGCATCTCCCCGCAAGTGTAGTGTTTTATTAAAGTAGGGGCCGAATATCGCATCCCCCGCAGGGCGATCAATCCACTCACCTCTTACCATCCGAGCCTCCTCAACGGGATCGGACTTAACTGCTTCAAGAATCCTATCGTAATAACCCAATGGTAGGTTATCTACATTCTCTTTAATTGGTACATGGTAGGTGGAATAGTCGTTATTCCAATTTCCGTCCTTGTCATAGGGCTCCTCAAAAAATCTTTTATACACCCAATGACTCGGTCCATCGGGGTTGCAGGCGGCAAGATACTGTTGCGGGCCGTGGATTCCT